CATGTTGTTCATTTTTTTTCTTCCTTTGTTGCAATAAGTTTATTCAAGTACCTCTGGGCTTTTTTTAGGTCTTCAAGTCCGTTTTTGTAACGGTATCTCCAGAGGTACTTGAGGATGTTTCCTTGCCGGTAGTGTTCGAAGCCGTCGCCTGTCGCCGCCGCGATTGCGTCAAGGCACTCGATACCTGCTTGATTGTAGTGTGGCGGATGGTTGACATTATCGGGCCTCACTTCTTCTAGCCAGTCTACATCTTTCCACTGGCGTTTCATCTCTATGTCTTTCATTATTTTGTTGTAGTCTGTCATCGGTTATCTCCACTGCCGCTGATTGTTCCCTTTGCCGCACGAGAGTTAAGCTTGTGTATGTTTATCTCTGCGATTTGCTGTAGAGAGTATCCTAAATCATCTGCAAGGACAGCGCAATACCAAAGTACGTCACCAATCTCTTTTGCGATTTCTCCGTAGTAAAGTGCATCCGTGCGACCATCTCGAATAATTTTCTTTACCTTGTCTGCAACCTCACCGGCCTCACCAGCTAGACCCAGCGCAGGGTACACTATCTTTGATTCGTCCGGATAGATAGCCGTCTTGCGGGCTTGCATCTGGTAGTTGTTAAGATTCCAATTGTTCTTAATCACTGCTCTCTCCCAAAATCTACCTTCAAGATGTTCTCGCCCATGCGTTCGACTTTTCTTTTGTCTTCGTCACTTTCGTCTTTAAGAATCTCGTCAGCCAACTCTTGAAAAGACATGCGGGCCAATCCTGCGGACATGACTCTTTCGAAATCGTTCTCTAACAGTTCGACAAGTCCTGCAAGCATAACCGAACCCGCTGGAACGAACTCATCAGTTTCTTCATCTTTTGTTGTGTCGTACGCAGACATAGAGAAGCTGTCTTCCCCATCTTGACGAATAATCATATAGTACCGTTCAGGTAACAGACTGGCAACCTCCAGAGTCTTTTCAAATTCTGCGTCACTCATTTTTTAACCACTCCTCTGGTATGCCACCCTCTGCCCACTGGAAACCATATCGGTTCGCCCAAGCAGCGTAGGTTGTTTTGCTTCCGCGATAAATCTTATTTCTAGCATTCATAAAAACGAATCGAATGTCAAGTTCCGGATGCTGTTCCTTTACAAGTTGCATCTTTACCCTGTCACCCTTGTCAAGATGGCCTTTGGCCTCAACGTAGATGTTCGTTTCGGGAATGTAAAAATCAGGAGTGTAGGTTCGCGGCTTGGGGATGTAAACCAGCTTCTCCTGTTCGTATTCAAACTGTATTCCTTTTTCTGTAAGTGAGCGGGCAATGCCCAGTTCAAAATTTGACCTGTATTTTGTACGTCTCATAATCCTTGCAACGGAAATCCCACCTTCATTCCTTCTAGCCTTTTCAAGAGATACTGTTCTACTTTTGGTGAACGCTTTTTTAGTCGTTGAATCTCTTCGGCTAAGAGAAGAGTCGGAAGGCATACAGTTGCTCCTTGCCTTAAAGTGTAAGCTATTGCCTGACACTCTTCTTCGATAGTCTTTATGTCACGGGCCTCTGTGTCTGACGATAGGCACCCACTGTCAGAATAGTTATCTCGAAGAGTCAGGGGAAGGGAGATGTCAAGGTTGCGAACCATGACGGTAGCCGGACTGCCACCACGTTTCTCGTGGGATTCCACAAAAACGCAGCGGAGTTCCGGATTCAGATTAAACAATTCCCTTGGATATGTGGGAGTGTAAAGTATAGGCACATCACAACTCCCGTTTAACCAGCTTGGTGTACCAGACGTGAGGCTTGAACTTGGCCCGTGAAGTTACCTTGGGACCGTACTCTGCCTTTGGCCAGCAGTGTTCTTTAAACGAACAGAAGGTACACGTCTTCGGCATAAGCTTATTGCCGGTTCGAATAACCTGTCCGTCAATCTTTACGGTTTCGAACTCGTCTTGGAACGGAACCTTAAATTCTTCGTCGTTGACGATAGCGTTAACACGACGCTCTGCTTCCTTTAGATAAGCCTCGCGGTCTTCGCTTTGGTCTTCGGGTGCTTGGACAAAATCCCACTCACCAGATGATTTGTTGATTACAATCCATCCGCCGAAGTTTTTGTTTTCTGATTCCCCGTACAAATGACCTTGCATAATGTATCCAAAAGGGTCGTCCTCCTTGATGACATCATATCCGCCACGTCCAGAGAATTTGTTTTCGAACGACCACGGGCTTGCGGTCTTGATGTCCCAAACTTTTTCTTCCCCGTCCACATCCAAAATAAGGTCAAGTGTGCCATTAATCTTTTCCCCAGCAATGTCAAGTGTGCAAGACTTTTGTTCGTCAACAACCTTGAGTCCAGCCGCCCGCATCACAAGGATTGCGAACGCTTCAAGAAGGTCTCCGGTTGCAAACCTTACGATGTCGTTGTACGCAACATCTTGGGTCATGCCCCTTTTTTCTAACTGTTGTTGGCAAAGAGGGCGTCCGACACCCGACATGCGGATGCGGTAGCCACTATTTCGAGAGAACTGTTTCCGCATTGCCGCTTTACAGTCCTCACCGAACTGTTCGATAAGCGGCTCAAGACGGGAGGAGTCAATCTCCCCCCGCCCTGCTTTTTGCAGAAAGTCCTGTACTTCTACAAGAGCCAGCATTGTTAGCCAGCCAAACGCTGAGAAAGGTCGATGTCATCACTTGACATCATTGCCTTTTGTGCAGCCTTGTACTCTTCGAACACAGATTCGTTTTGTCCGCGAACCGTGTCAGTGAACTTCTTGATAAGTTCTTTGTCGTTGTCCGTGATGCTTCCCACCTCTTTTACAAGGGAAAGCTTTGGTGTCCAGTAGACAACGCCACCGTTCTTTTGCTTTTCAGTAGTCAGTTCGATGACTGCCTTTTGCATAAGAATCTTTTTGTCTGTCAGGTTTTGTTTGATGAAGTCGCTGACGGGACGAAAGCCTGAACGCTTGAAGTAGGCTACGAATGCCATAGACTCAATCGGAGAAGCTGTACCGTCTGCAAGAACAGCGTCAGGTGCGTCAAGTATACCGTAAAGAACCTGATTACAGTTTACCGATTTGCTCAAAAGAACACGCGGGTCATCTGCACTCATGCTTTCTTCTTCAGCACGAGAAAGGCGTCCACACTTGTTACCACCAGCCGTATCAGGAAAGTCGCCAGAAAGAGACGGCTTTTGTACTGACTTGCAAGAGAAGCGGCCTTCTTCTTGGTCCCAGACTGACCATTCGTAGGTACGCATCAAGGGACGGATGTGAACCTTGTCAGCATACGCCGGAGCCGAACCGTTCCAGATTCGCCACGCACCACGCTTCAAGGTGATACCCTCATCGGTTTCAGTTTCGTAGTTAATGGTCAGACGAGGCAATCCCATCTTGGGCTTGGCACTATCGTCTGCCTGTCCACTGATTTTCATAAGGGCTTCTTCGTTACCCTCATCAAAAGCAGTTACAAAGGTGTCTAATTCGTCGTTCAAAGTCTGTAGTTCTGTACCCATTTTATCCTCTTTAGTTTAGGGTTGAAAACATATTATACGGTCAACACTTCCTTCAAGTCAAGCCAATTTTTACCCATTTTTAATTCGATACCAACTGGCATGTCATAAGAAACTCCGTATCTTTTCTTTGTTTCAAGAGGGATAGCTAACATACATTCAGCCATCACGTCAACACATTTTTTTTCTTCTCCGGGAAAAACATCCATGACAATCGAATCGTGAACCGTGTTGCAAATCACAGAACGCAACCCCAGTTCGCGAACCCGTTTATCCAACAAAACCAAAGACATAGGAAGTAGGTCCGCAGTTGCAAAACCCTGCACGGGGTAGTTGCAAATTGCAGTGCGGTCAGTGGCAGTGCCCCACTCTGTCCACCTTGCACTGGGAAAAGCGTATTGGCGTCCTGAAGGCAAGGTTATGTGTTTTTTAGTCACGGCATCTTTTTGCAGCTTGTCGTGCCACTGTGTAACCTCCGCGTACTTTTCTTTGAACGCAGTGTAATATCGTTTTTGGTCATCTGTTCCGGACACACCACCATAAAGAGGCTTGAAGGTGTGCGCCTTTGCTTCTTGGCGTGTGCATCCAATGATGCTGGCTGTAATGCTGTGGACATCAGTTCCAGCCTCGACATCAGAACGAACTGCCGAATCGTTCGCAAGAAAACCTGCCACTCTAAATTCTAGCTGGGCATAGTCTCCTTCAAGAATCGAACCTCCCTCGAACCGGCTTTCGACAGCCCGCCTAATCTCAAACGTGCTACCTCGCGGCATGTTTTGGAAGTTCGGGTTGCGAGAAGACAAGCGTCCTGTCGCAGTAATGCACTGCATAAATTCTGTGTGGATGAATGCGTTCCCATCCATGTTGTTTTCCATCCCCTCAACAAAGGAGTTGAGATAGGTTCGAACAGCATTGTAGCGGATGTACGCTTCAGCAAACTCGCGGGCAGAACCACGCAACGATGTCATCACAGACTCTAGGGTATCCCTGTCTGTTTTGAAACCGGCTGACGCCACACTAAAAACACCTTGGGGGATAAGCTTGAACCCCGCAACCTCACCTGTCGATTCGTAGCGCACTCCGCTTCCCTCACAGGCTTTACAGACGCGAACCGCCTTACCTACCGTCCCATCCTTTCGGCGGGCCTTGTACCGCCCCAAACCGCCGCAATCGCCGCATTGACTACCACGGGTCTTGTATACAACATCGGTGTTGTTGAAAACATTCCTGTTAAAGTCTTGGCGGGACATTCTGGGGCGGCGTTTTGGTTTCTTTCCTGCGCCCCTAATCTCGTGTCCAAGATTAAATATGGTGGCCCATTTGTTCTTATCCTTTACCTTGCAAGAGTAGAACAGTTGGGACTTGTCATCGGGGCTGGCTAGATTTATTGGTGTGTCACCCATAGCTTCTTGGGCCAGTTCGTTAAGCCGCCGCTCAAGGGTGAACAGTTCGCTTTGATACTGTTCGCGAATTTCTGCCAAGGTTTGTTTGTTTATCTTGATTCCGTTTTGCTCTACACGAGAGAGCGTGTCTGTCATTTCAAGCGACAGACGCAAGGTGGGCAAGAGACTCCGGTTGTTCATTGAATAGTTCCTCGAATGTTGTGCCAAAGGCATCTAGTTGTGCAAGTGCAACTTGCTCCGTGGCGAGTACATCAGCCTCGCCGTACTCTTTAATTATTTCCCAAGGGATTTCGTAGAAGGTCTTGCCTTCCTTGATATACGGTGCCACAAGGTCTTTTTCCTTTTGCACTCCACCATACTTTTCTGCAAGAGAAGCAAGTCCAAGAGGCCAACGCCTTGCTCTTGCCAAAATATATTCCGCAACCATCGTGTCATAAATCGCTCCGTTGTATTCGAACCCGCACTCGCGAATCCAC